GCGGCGCTGTGCCAATTCATGGCGCTTCAATATCTGCTGTGGGGTCATCATGATTTTTTGTGCCTATTCGCAAAGTTGCGTGCTGCCTCTTTAGAGCCAAAGCCCCATGCTCTTAATGCCAACCCAAGGCGCGTTGGCTTGCCATCCTTTTTCTCCGCACCCTTCATGCCAGCAAAGCGTGCGGCAAAAGATACGCGGCGCGGGTTAGTGCCAGACTTTACCGGCGCTTTTAAATTGCCGCCCTCTTTGCGCTCAAAGTATTTGCGCCCGGCTTCGTTCAGACCACCCTTGGGGTTTTGATATTTCTTCGCTGGCATTAGCTTCTAGCTGCCCTCATGTTATCAATCAGGTTTGGATACGGGCGACCGGCCTTTGCGGCGGCGCGCTGTGCGCTACGCTTTTGCGCCGGTGTTAGCCCCTTTGGCTTGCCAGCGCTTTTGGGGCGCTTCTTTTCCCATACGGGTTTCTTCTTATCCATTGGAACGGTCATATTTTGGGGTTGGTTTCGGCGAACGGTCATATTTTGGCGTAGGCTTTGGGGAACGGTCATATTTAGGCGCGTTCTTCATACGCTCATAAAATTCCCACATCTTCTGGCCTGGCGTTTTTACCTGTTTATTTTCCATAGGACTTCTTCTTTGCCATTTTTGTTTTCATAGATGCGCCTGTTACACGGCCACCAGTCTGGCGTGCATATTCTTTAGCCGCACTCATGCCAGCCTTGCTGTACGCAAAGTGGCGCGTTTTACCATCTTTAGAAACTACCTTTGGCATTAACCCGCTCCTAATGTTGTTTGGCCACCTTCTGTGCCGCCGCCTAAACGACCGCCGCTAAGTAACGCCCGGCGACCGCCACGGCGTGCGCGCCGTGTTGCCGCTGCCGCACGCTCATCAAGAGTTGCTACCGCTACCGGCGCAACGTCCGCTGCTTCGACCTTCTTTGCCGCTTCTTGCATGGCTGGCACGACTGTCTTTTTACCGAATACTGCGCCCATCACGAGCCTCCTAATGTTGATTGGATACCAGTCTGCGCGTTTTCGCGCTCCTTGCTCAAAAGCATACGCGCACCGCCTGTACCACGCGCACGGCGTCTAGCGGCAATAGCGCGCATCTTCTGCTGCTCATCTGCCTCTAGCCGTTCCTCTTGGCGCTTCTGCGCCGCTGTGATTTCAGGGTCAGGCGGTGGTGGCGCTGGGGTTTTGGGGGCAAAAAGACTTCCCATCGTAATACCTCGCAAACATAAAATAATCTTGACCGACTGGCCCATACCCACGCATACGCCCTTCGTTAGTGAATTTTACCGCAGATGCCCACCTAACTGCAAACAAATTATCGGCCTCGACTGTCATCTGCAATCGGTGCAATCGCAAGTCGATAGCAATGTGATTAAAGTAGCGCATGGCTGTGCGTGTAGCCGATATCGGTACGCGCTCAAACTGATATGATGTAAGCAACCAGACTTCCGCGTTGCCCGGCCACAGCTTGATAGCCCCGAATGAGCAAATCATTTCGGTCTGGTATAATACAGTGTAGGCGTGCGGTTGCTGTTCATACATCTTGAGCAACTCGTCATAGTTAGGCACATCGTTAAATGGCTTTTTGTCAAACTCGCGCAAATCCATACTGTATGGATGCGTCCAGTGAAACGGCACTATTGTGGCGTCTTTATTGCTAGAAAACATCGAAATCCATTTTAGCTGTCATTTGTTTAAATTGCTGGCGACCATGGCTGTTGCGTGTCAGCATACGATGCTCAGACCCCATCATCAGATAGCCAAAGGCGTCACCAACGTGCGAATGCTCATTCTTGTTCGGCGCATCTTTGAACCGCTCTTGGCCACCGCCCATCGCAACGCGCTTGAAATGATAGCCGCCGGATAGCGATTTGCGTGTGCGGCTGCATTTGCGGTCTATCAATAGCCCCGGTTTGCCGTCTATCAGCCGGTTCATTGGCGCTGCACCGGCTTCCCGGCGCACCATAAAATCGTTTGACGCGGTAGGCTGTGCGCGTAGGCCGAGCGTTCTCATGTGTTCAAACGCTGTCACCTCGAATATCTCATCGCGCTTTGCACCAGCCGGGTCACCCCAGATGAACACTTCCGACTTAGGAAAGTGCGTATTGATGTCCGCCATCAGGTGGTGGCAGAACCGCTCTAGCCCCATGTCAAAGGCCACAAGCTCATGCACAACGTGCCAGCGCCCGTTCGCCATCTTCTGCCCGAACACCGCTGCCGGTGTCAAACCAAAGTCAAGCCCGATATGCACCGGCCAAGCTGGCTCTATCTCAAGGTCGGCGCTCATCAAGCTGTCGCTGAACTCCGGCCACACGGGTTTGCCGTCTTGCACGTAAACGTATTTGCCAGCCGCGTAGCACTGTATCCAATCCAAGTTTTTCCCGGCCAACTGCTGTTCGTAGTAGCCGGGCGGCAAGTTGTTTGTGTTTTCTGCCTTGGGGTTGTTGATCCAGTATTTGTTGGCGGCGAATATGTTGCCCTCATGTTCCTTTGTGCCTTCGATAACGCCGCCTGGCTGTTTGTAAAACTTCCATGGGTACTTGCCCCGGATAGGTTCTTTCTCCGCTAGGCGATGCCACCAATGGTCGTCTGACATAGGGTTGGTTGACATCCAGACGCCGCGCCATGGACAGCCGCCGTGCTTCTTGGTCGGGTAACGACCGACACGCGATGTCAGGCCATCGACTACCGCCTTTGGCAATTCTCGCGCCTCGTCAATAAAGCCGCCGGTCAATTCAAGTGACAACAGCTTGCGCACATCTTTGGGCTGGTCGAGCGCGAGAAAAATCACCTCGCAATCAACGCCGGGTGCGCCGTCACGCGGTGGCAACTTAATGTGATGCGTGATAGGCGGCGACCAGCGCATCTGCCCCCAAGTGTTTTCGGGGAATATCTCTTGCCACGTCTTAATGGTCGTTGTGCGCAATTCCGGGTAGCTGTTTCTGATTACGGCAAAACGCGTATATCTTACATTGTCCACAGGCGAAGGTGGTTGCTTTACAGCACGAAGCATCACCTCGGCCAATGAGGCATAAGTCTTTCCAGAGCCGACTGGCCCAAGTAGACCCCGCACAAAAGAGTTGTCGTTTAAAAAATCCCATACCGTTGGACTTTCACTAAAATCAAGGTTAAGACCGTTCAGCGCTTCGGTGGTCGGTTGCTTCGTTCTGCGCTTCGACCTGTCGGTCGCTCTAGTCGCTCTGGCCATCATATCCCTCTGGTATATACGTCACAATCAGCATCCCCTCTGCCGGGTTCTCATCTTCCTCATCGACTTCCAGCAACACGCCCTTGCACTTGGAACACACAACGCGCTGTGTCTCAGCGTAGCACCGGCCACGCGTTTCTGCGCCGCAATGGTCGCAGATGACATAATCATAGAAAAAACGCACAAAATTATTGTGCGTCATCTTCGTTATCTTCGCCATTGTCCTTTACCTCATACGTTGTTACCTTCGGGCCGGTCACGTTGATGCCAATCATAGACGGCCGCTGGTCGTCACTGTTCGGCTCAAGCAAACCGCGATGCTTTGCCAATAGCCGCAATGCGGACAGCTTGTCATGCATTTCCACCTCAATGGTATTGCCATGCGCGTTTGGCGTGACCTTCACCTTCTTAATGCTACGCCGGGCGCGTTCCGGCAGCTGGTCAGACGGCGTCAGCTGCACCTGACCCATCGCATCCCAGCGGATCACGTCCGTAGCCTCGCCAGCCGCGATGGCCTCTAGCTCTTGCACCACCGCTTCCCGGCGGTCAGCGTCAGCGCTGGCCAGGGCAGCGCGTTGCTGCCTAGTCGTCAATGGCGTGTTCTTCTTCGACACATCTAGCCCCCGTCCATGCATACCCGGCCAAGTCAATCCAGCTGTCCATGTGGTTTGGTGTTTCAATCAAACGCGCAATCTTTAGCGCGGCCATCATCATAGCCACCTGTTCTGCGCGCACCTCTGTGCCAAGTATCACCGTCCACATGGTCGCAATGCGCTCATGGTTGGTGTAAACATCACCATAGTTTTTGCCACGGTCGGCGGTTGCCGCCTTGGCCTCGTCCAGTATGTTCATCATTTCTCGATTATCTCCAACCCGCATATCCCGCATTTCATTTCGCCCCCCATCTCCGAATGGCACTTAGGGCATTGCCCGTTGGCCATTAGCTTCGCCATAGACCCATCGCCGGTAGCATAGGCCACCGGGATGTCGTCTGTCATAGGACAAGCGCAGCGCTTGCACCGGCAATACTCCGCGTCTTCCCATTTGAACTCCTCGCACCCACAGTCGGCGCATCTGGTTATTTCGTCATAGGTCAATTCCAAGCTCCCTTAGTGTTGGTGTTTCTACAATATCATCATCTCCATCATCAGCGCAATAACTCTCGCCGCATTCCATGCAAGTGTACATATTGCGATGCTCATGCAGTGGCGGTTCTGTGCTGTGGCAGTGCGGGCAAGTCATTTGTCAAATCCGGGGAAAATTTTGTGAGAGACCCCCATACGCACACAGCGGCGGGCGGGGGGGAAAGGGTCGCTTTTTCTAGCCCGGCTGTGTGTGTGCGTGCTGTACATAAGCAAATCAACCTTTGTTATCCTGTACATCGAAATAACGCACCACGTCAGCAAGCGCTGGCACGCCAGCACGCCTCTCTAGCGCATGGTCACACACCGCAAGCGTAGCTGCCTGAACATCTGCCACCGATACGTCACGCAACGCCAGCCGCCGGGCGTGTGCTATCTCATTATCGTATAGCCTGACCTGGCCGGTCGCTTGCTGGACGGCTCGAAGGTAGGCATGGCAAAGCTCACCAGCGTGCGTGTCTGTCTGTGG